TAACTGTTGAAGCATTTCAGTATCATTGTTGTAAACCCACCATCCACCGCGGATTGACCTGATAATAAACTCCTGCTGGTTGGAATGTCGCATATTCGTTTCGCGCTGTAAACCAAGCAATCCATAGTTATAAGAAGAACATTTAGGGATACGAGTATCTCCTCTACGTCTTGACAAATAAGGAATATATGGATATGTTGTGTAATCCTCTTTCTCTTCACTAAGTAATATATTGCAATATGGTAAAACCCTTGTAATTTTCATGTAAGTCTTTGTTCTTTGAGCAATGTGCATACCTGGTACGACATTATTGAAATCCTTAACCCGTTCCTTTCCAAGCTCAAATGCACCAAGTGTCTGTCCACTCTGACTATCAATTATCATTAATTGTGTCGTCTTGACTCGTTCATGAAGTTCTAATACTGCATAAAGTCCGTTTTCATAATCCACTAACTGACCTGCAATACTGAGTGTCTTCATCATCGAACCCATATCATTCCACCATTCGTTGTATCGTTCTCTGGTAAAATCAACATCTTTCATCTTATCCGGGAAACGTAGTTTTAACTCATCCGCTGTCAAATACTTAGTCACAACGATAAACCTGCAATCCCTCATATGAGGATCCTTGTGTTCCCAATCATAAATCACACTGAATCTATCTGCCCGCTCCACAATAACTTCACCAAGTTCATCTTCATCAAACTTTTCATAGACGTGCCAAGATCCTATACCATTCTGACCATCATTAAATATCAGAGAATCACAGACGTCCATTCTATTATTATATGCAATGCCATTCAATATCTTACTTGTTATGTCTGCCAATTCAGGATCTGCTTTACGATCAACCGGATTAACCCTGAATTCCGCTCGAGTCGTACGTTGCAATCCGTCAACGTGCATTTCATTGACCCTGAGAATCGGTATGCTGAGAAGATCTCTGTTCTGTTTCTGAGCAAATGCCAATTCATCTTCTGTCCAAGGTTCATCGGCAAGAACCCTCTCAACCTGTAACTGCTTTTTCCAGAAAGGATTATATTCAGTTGTACCCTTATCCCACAGGGTCAATACTTTGAATATCTTCTTGTCATCATCAGTTAAAGCAACGTCTTCCTTTTCAAAAGGAGTTCCGTATTGATTTAATATTGCCATTACGCTACCCTTGCTGAAGGAGGATCATAACTATACGATGTAAGAAACCGCTGATCGTAGAAGTGAGGTTGAAGCGGAAACAGGTATCGCATACAATCAACCGGATGTTTAAACTCTTCTTCAACGTCTTGTGTTACAGGACTATTCCCTTCACGTAATACCGGCTGTTTATATCTATAATTCATAATTCCCCTTATCGAATTTTCACACCGATCTACCAAGAACATTCCTGGCAAATTTCCTTTTACCAACGGTTTGTCCGGGTCATAATACAATAATTCACGTATTTGTAGATGTCCGGCATGAATCTCACTTACACCTTCACTCCTGTTTGCCTTTGCAAGCCGGAAGAAAGGAAATGTTGGATCTAAGTCATGTAAAGCATCATTCATGACTTCAACGACTGTCTTAACCACTGCATCACGAGGATTATATGCTATAGCTCCGAAGTGAGGATCTATACCAAGTCCACCAACCGGAAGCCCTATTCGCCTCGCCTTATCAATTATTATCCTTGCCATAAGTTTCGGTTCTAAAGGTCTATCTTTAATATGTTCATAAGGTTGCATCTTATAATCACCTTCCAAGAAAGAAGGAAACTCGTCAATCAAATAAAGTGTATTCGTCTGATCAATCACCCAGAACTGCACAAAGTCAGGTCTCGCTCCATGAGGATCCATTGTGATATAGGTCACACCACGATTAGGTCTATAACCGTCAACCCAATGTGGAAACATAGTCGGATTAACAATATGCACCCTCTGATTGAAGTTCGGGAAAACATTTCGCACTTCAAATACAAAGTCGCCATCTACTCTCGCCCTGTATTCAATAGGATCCTTCTTCAACCGTTCAAGCATTTCATCAATAGCTGATTTGTAAAGATAACCACCATGACACTGGCAATCCGTTCCATGTCCCTCAGCTTCAGGAGTCAGACACCGGCAATTCGACCAGATCCCTGCCTTAACTACCTCAACATTCTTAAACGGAATCTTACCCTCCCAGAACTCGTATCGCATCCAGTTTGCACCTTCAAGTGGAGTCAATACGAAAATAATCTGTACCGGCTTTGGACTTCCACCTATAAGACGTGTCGCACAAGCCTTGTAAATAGAATAAGAACATGGTTCATTGACAATGATTAGATCAAGTCCCGTAGATTCAAACTTATCAATACTTTGTTCCGTTGACATAAAGTCATACTTCGCATACCAGCCTTCACCTTCACAGATCCAATACTTGTCATATCCCGCGGAATGAGGCTTACGCTTCTTGATTGAACCAAAAGGAAGCATTCTTTCAAGTAAAGGTTGAATATCGTGAGTGATGTAATCCGGCTTTGAAATGAACCTGACGCAGAAAGGAGAGTCATGTGTTCCTTTACGATACTTACCTCTGACTGGATGAATCCCCTGTCCAGCCATAGAACCTTCACCAATAGCAGAATGTGTCTTACCTATACGATTTCCACCGGTTAGAATGATAGTTATTGCATCACAGAAATGAAATTCCTTCTGCTTAGGAGTAGGACGATAATATGACATTGGACGTGTAGCCTTATCATATTGATAAAATTCAACTAAGTCAAGTATATCGCTCTTCTTGCTCTTGAGACTAAGACCCTTCTCTATCCATGGACGTATATCCTCATCGACTGTTGCAAGAATCTCTCTATGCTGTGCGATAAGCATATCGTTACTCTGAAGGATCAGAAAGAGGCTGATCAGAAGGTAACAAATTACTCTTTTCAAGCTCTGTCCTTTATTTGCAAGTCTTTCAAATAATGATTCCATACCTGGCATTGATATATCAGCCTTTTCTCTGTAATGATCAGGATCTAAATTCATTAACATAAACTTAATAAGACCTGGATCCCCAGGATAATGACGCTTTGTTACCCTTACTTCTTTAACATTTCCCTCTTTGTCGTAAACAGTAGTATAACTCTCATCCTTGTCATAACCCGTTATCCTTAGCATTGTTGCAGCCTCAACGACTGCAAGCCTCATATCATGCCCTTTTTGCTTCATAAAGGTAAACTTCGGAATCGTCTTACCCCACTTCATTATAGTATTACGAGACACACCAAAAGCCTTAGCTACCTCTGCGTCGGTACATCCCTTGTCATAAAGCTCCCGCGCCTTTGCATAGAACTCCGGCTTGAACCTCGAAGACTTATGCAACGAGATCTCCATCACTTCCGGTAAATCCTTAACCTTTACCTTCTTAGATGTAAACTTCTCGGTCTTAGTGTATTTTCGCTTCTGATCCGTCATGATCCCTGTCTATGTTTTGTGGGTGTCCGACCTGCGGGGAGTACTTATGCAATAAAGGCACAAGCCAGACACCCACCTGTAAATCAATTTATAACGTTCCACCCTCGCCAGCAGTAACAGAACTGGTTGACCCAAGTTTCTTGTACCAGAGTAACCACCTGGTTGTACCTGCATTCACTGTAGTTGCTGTTTGAACCTCATAACCAATGTCGATTGCATTAGAGAACCCGTGAAACATTAAACCACCAGTTCCACCATCTACGACCCCGCAATTTGCAATAGCCGGATTGTAAACATTGTAAGCTCCTGCAATGAAATTAGCTGCGGTCAATTCAGTTTGAGCAATCTCGCCTGCGTCCCAATCGTTCTTTAGTGTTGCCCAAATCTTACTCGTTCCCATTTCGATTATGAGAGAATCACCACCTTGAAGAGCAACAGAATCATAAACAACCATCCAGAACTCAATAGCACCGATAACCGTAAAGACTTCATGGGTTGCTACTGTACTCCACACAGAGTCAGCAGCGGCATGATCTACTGTTACTGTAACAAAATTGGTTGCAGCATACGGCGCAGATACAGTCGCAGTAATGTCATCTACAATGCCATCAATTACCCCGACCTCATTCTGCAGGGTCTGGATACTGTCCATCGCCGTATTCAACGAATCCAATGTTAGTGTCATATCTGCCTGCAATACCCCGACTTCGTTTTGCAAGGTTTGAAGAGTATCCATTGCTGTGTTAAGCGAATCAAGCGTTAGCGTCATATCTAACTGAAGAGTCGTAATATCAGAAAACGCTTTCCTCAGCGAGTCACACTGCCATTGTTGACGTTCAAGCATACTTATACCTGCCGCCGGGAAATATCCAGTAACTGCTGGCGCTCCTGTCGTCGATCCGATATAGTGATAAGTCGAATCTATCAACACACGCATTTTTCGAGTAGAGTCAGCCAAGAACTGAACCCGTTCGAACATATTAAGTCCAGCTACAGGAAACGCACCAGTAAACGTCGGAGCACCTGTAGTAGATCCAATATAATGGTAAATTGAATCTGTCAACATGATAGACTTCCGAAGTGAGTCCGATTGCCAAGCTGCATTCTCTGCTAAAGATACACCGTTGGCATGAAACACACCTGTTGGAAATGTTGCAATTCCCTTAGTCGTTCCAACCCAAGCAGTTAAACTATCAAGAATGTTAGAGTCGTAAAGCATTCCCTCTGCAATAGATACCGTTGCCGCTAACTTTGCCGCCGTTACACTCGGAACTCCACCTGTTCCCCAAAGCACATCATCAGCCTCACCAGGATAAATACGAATTATATCACCAGCAGCAGGAGCCGCCTGTAATGCCGTACCTACCGTTATCAATCCAGATAAATTATTAAACTTCGTAATCTTAGATTTATCGCCTTCAGGAATAGAATGACTACCAGCAGCATCGTAGATAACCTTAATATAATTACCTACTAATGCCGAGTCAGGATAACCAACCAAAGCATCACAATAAAAGTTAGTCGTTGTGTTTGCAGTATTTGCACTTACCTTGAACTGAACTCCTGAATTGCTATTACCAAGTGCTGATACTGCTATAGAAGGGTGAACTATCGAAACCATATCAGCCGCTGTAATTACCGCTGATAAACCGTAAGTCGCAGTTGCACCCCCAAATGTGAATAATCCAGTCGCAGATACATAATCCTTGACCGGCATATACTCACCAAGAGGAGCAGCTCCATCCGTAGTATTGATTACATGAAGCCAATATTTACACTCGTTAAAATAATCATTACCAAATCCTTTTAACTCATCAACATAAACAGAGTCGTTAGATCCAGCAGGGTCAATACCAGTCGCACCAGTGCCAAGTGAAGCAATACCCGAATATTCTAACCTACCAGGCAACCGGTTAAAACATACCGATTCGTGCATGATCGTTACAACATCCGCTAAAACCGTAGTAGAACTGAATGCCGCACAAGTTACCGTACCTGTAGTACCCACAAAGTCAGTTATTCGCCTGATTTCACTCTGTGGAGCCGTAGTAGGTGTCGCATCCCTCGTGTATTCAACATAAAACTTCTGATTAAATAGATCATCCGGCAATCCGATAAGATTCTCTACCGCGAATACTGAAGTGCTCGTCGCAGTCGTAATCTTACCGCTGTAAACCAGTTGACCCGCACCCTCCAATCCGGTTGCCATTATACCAAATAGCAATAATCCCCTATCACCATTCGCATAACTCGCACCCGCAGAGGCAGTAGTAAACGTCCCTGAACTGCCGTCAAAGTCCGTAACATCTACCACCGTTCCAACAGTGATGTTAGTCGCGTGCTGGATATACAGTTTCCAACCCGTATTGTAGTAGTCATCCGGACGATTGGAATTGGAAAAACCCTCAGCCGCGAATTGTGTCGCGCCTGATAGATTTCCAGTTACTACTACCGCCGATACAGGACCATCATTGAGTGAATAAATCCCGTTACCGCTCTGAATCGCGACACGAGGCATGCTCGGAGTCGCGCCTTCAACGGTATCAGGGACAAGTAAAAAGGGAATAAGCGCCAGGAACAGCGCCAGAAATAGAAGAGTGAACCTCTTCGTCATTACATTTGACATATTCATCGTCAAATCTCCATTATTAGAATAAACAATTATAATTATTTTACTTACTAAAAATGATCAACCCTTCCCTATCGAAAAAAAGAGAATCTGAGTATAATGAATAAACAATTAAAATTGGATATGCAATAGAGGAGTGAATATATTTCGCAGATATGAAAATAGTTCACACCTTGTGCATAATATTCACAGGGTGCGAATGAAACCACCAGGCAGAGAAAACCCTCCCTGAATCGTCATCGTCATCGTCAAGGAGGGTTCAAATAAAGAAAGCAAATTACCAAATCATTGATGAAATGTTCTCGTTAGGATCAGCATCGACAAAGTCGTGCCGTTTGTGACCACCTATTAGGTCTACCAATGCAGGTGCTGGCTTCGGAGCTTCCTCTACCGGTTCAGGTTCCTTTTCAGGTTCTGGTTCAGGCTT